CCTTACCAGTACGTGACCCTTCCATCATGGCTTGGTTCAGTACCACCTTGCCCTCTGCCTCTGCTGATAGCTGAGACATGTAGAACATAGCACACTCATGTTGCTTGGCTATCTGTCTTGCATGTACTGCATTCGCCTTGAGTGCTTCATCAGGACGTGAGAAGCCACCCATCTTGGCAAACTTATCACCCATGTCAAGTATCACAATGTCAGGCTTGTATGACTTACATACTGACTCAACCCAGTTCATGTCACGCCCTGTCGCATCCTTGAACATGACGTTCTTACGTATCTGATCGAACACTTCCATAGCTCTCTGCTTGTTCTTGCTAATCTCGAACTTGTCCATGCCTGTGGCGGCTGTAATGTACCTGTGAGCTACCCTGTGATAGCCCTCTTCGTTACATAATATGATACACTTAGCACCTTGCCACGCAAATCCCTGTGGAGAAGCTACAAGTGAAGCATGGAATGATGTCTTACCTGTGTTTGGCCTCGCCCCTACCTCAATCAAATGTCCTGCATTAATGCCCTCTACCTTACGTGTAAGGGTAGGAATGTTGAACGTCCATTGTGACTCCAAATCTGTCATAGACAGGATGGTATCAAGGCTGATGTCTTCCCATTCTACATTGAGGTTAGGTGTGAAGTCATCACCATACTGCTCCATCAAATTACGTAGTGGTTCAAGGCTAGTCTTACTGCCATTCACATAGTCAAAGCCAAGGTTAGCAATGTCCTCACCCACTACCTGTTGGAATAGTTTGGACAATACTTCCTGTGCCACGTCACTACCCATAGGTGTTTCTTTCTTTACCTTGTGGAACAGGTGACTGTATGCTTGCTTCTGTGCGGTAGTCAGTGTCGGATTGTTTGCCATGAACAATGCTTCTATCTCGTCAGGTGTAACTGTACGTGAGTACCTGTCCATCGCTACATCCACTGCCTGTTTGATCTTACGTATGTCTTGACTAAACAATCTATCGGGGCATTTAGCACCACGATGTTCGTCATAGAACTCTTTGTCCATCAAGCTACGTACTAATGATAATTCCATTATGTGTCTCCTAGTGTTGTTAAGTTATCCAAGTCGGTTTGGTTTCGGTATTTAAGGTCATCTTCTAGGCGTAGCACACTTACCTTTGGTACTAGCCCTCGTAATTCTTTTGCGAACTGTAGCGTCTTGGGCAGTGCGTCAGGGTCAAGTGCTACAATTGCTGTTGAGAACTGTGACAAGTGCTTCTTATGCCCATCGGATAATGATGTACCCAACACTGCGACCCCGACAAATCCATCAGTACCTACGATGGCTGCACTCACACAGTCCTCAACAACTACAGCAGTTGTACCATGTCCACAGACGTATGGCAAGCTGCTTTTTCCATATCTTTTCCACTTGGGTATACGTTTACTCAACGATCTACCAGTGGCATCTATCATAGTATTACCCTGCATTACAGGGAACACCACACGATGTTCCTTCACATCATACAGTAACCCCAACACCTTGGGGTCTAGCTTCCATTCATTACAGAACTCAGCTATCGCATCGTCATCTTTCACAATCCACTCAGGCTTGTCGAAAGTTATAGAGTGTGTCTCTTCTGCAACACTACCCAGTGATTTGCGTATGTCATCTGCTGTGAGATGCACACGCTTACCACCAGATACATGACACCCTGCCTTGTAGCAATTCCAAATCAGAGAACCCATGTTGTTCGTGATCGTGAAGGTCTTGCGCCCACCACACTCAGGACAGTCCATACGTTTAGTATCTCCATTTGTAAGTGTTATATCATTTATAATATTAAAGACACTCATAATGTATCACTTTCAATGTTGCTCCTTACAGTCGATTGTACAGCAATGTCTCTCTGTGTCAAGGCACTACTTGCACTTTCGTAAGTGTGCTTGTGATATGGCTTCACTGAAGACACATGAGTATGTCCAGATACAGCCATAATTTGTGGCAATGGTACTCCCTTGTCTATCATCTGTGTTATACCAGTTCTCCGTATGTCCATGAGCCGTAGCTCTTCAGGTAGCTTTGCTAGTCGCATGATCTTACGCCCAACCTTGGACAGTCTCTCCATTGCGTATGGTTTGTATGCACCCTTCACAGGCTGTGGGTGTGGCACTACCCAAGGTTGAAAGCCGAAGTCTTCCTTCTGTTCCTTGAGCATGGCAGTCAGGTTATCTGTGATAGGTAGAAACACATCAGCCCTACGCTTGCTCTGCTCCAAGGTAAGCTGTTGCTTATCCAAGTCAATGTTACCCCACTGTAGGTTACGCATGTCACCCAGACGCTGACACCACTCGTATGCCATGTGTATAATCAACCCGACATTCCGATAGTCAAAGTCACTGTACGCTACGTCAAGAAACTTGTTCACCTCACCATGTGACCACACCATCTTACGTTGCTTCGCAGTCTTACGCTTGATCTTACCAAATGGATTCTGCTCTGCGTGTTCCATCTGTATAGCATAATTGTATACCCTACTGGCACATGTTGCCGCATGGTTAGCAAAGCTAATGCCACGCTTGACCCACTCTTCATATGCGGCCTTGGCTATCTTGGATGTCACGTCCTTGTACTTACGACACCCAATAGTCTGGTGTACGACAGTAAGAAAGTATCTGTAATCTACCTTAGTTGTGTCACGTAACATATTGAAATCATTGGATTGATAGTAAAAGTTTATCAGGTCAGTGACCTTGCCACTTGGCTTTAGTCCAACAACTTTTGCACGTGCCTGTCTCCAATCATCTATCTGTTTGTTTAACTCCTTTGCTAGTTTGGATACCTCTTTGGTATCTGTACCCAGTTCATCACGTTCCACCACGCCCTCATCTACGAGCATCTGTGGTGGGTTGAAGCGATAAGAAATGTCACCCGAAGGTGACACTCTCTGTTGTACATAGCGAGGTAGCATCTGCATTAAGCAGCTTCCAGTGTTAGGAACTTGCTGTCAGATACCCACTTGCTTACCTCTTGCTCACGACTGAACATGCTGATAGCCTGAGTGTCGTTGCCTGTATTACGTAGGCTAAACCCATTACGATCATCAGCATAGGATGCATAGTTGGTAAAGGCTGAGTACAATGCCCACTTATTGTGACCACGTTGTGAAGCCTCATGGCAATACAACTCGTACATCTTCTCTGACTTACGCTTGGATGCAATCATGTCCTCAAGCAATGACTGTACGTTTACGTACTTGAGGTCAGTCTCAGCCCACACCTGCATCTTTGCAGTCTGTTGGTAGAAGTCTGTCCTTGCACGTCTTAACTCGTAGATAAAACCTTCCAGTGTAAAGTTAGAAGTGTTCTTCTTACGAACATGATCGTACTCACCAGTGATTGAACCATTGGTACAAAACCCATCAATCGCACCAAAGAATGCTTGGTTGCTACATGAACCATCAATACCATGCAATGATATGATACGATTTTTAAGCGTAGTTGTGTGCTTATCTGTATGGATTTCTACCTTCATGTCAGGTAACGTGATGTCTAACATAGACCATGCATTGTTACGAGCAGACCGCCATGTATACTGTGCGTTCTCCATCTCTGATGGTAACAGGTTCTCTGTGATTGTATCGTACACTCTACGATAAAAGTCACCATGAGAGGCACAGGTAAAACCTTTACCCACGATACCTATGTACTTACCAGTGTCACCATTGATGACGTACTTCTTATCGTTTACCTTTGTGGGTTCAAACTCCACACCAAAGTCTAGCTTTGTTGGGATATCGAATGTGTTGTTTATGTCGAATGGCATATATAATACTCCTTTTCAGTTGGTTATGTGGCAACTTTGCCATAGTTATGTAGTAATGTAAACCCCCACAATTATTTGTAGAAGATGTGTGACCCATGAGCCACAGTTTTATCATAGTGCTTACGCCACCACGGACTTACATAAGTAGCATGGTAGTGCGTAGCACCATGTGTATTGTCTTTGTGATAGCCATACAGTGTGTTGTAGGCTACCACTTGTGCAACTATCCAAGACATCTTGTCTTTGGGATTGTCTGACTTACCGTCACAGTACCAAGAGAACTGGCACTTGTGCCTACCCTTATGGTATCCCTGCTTGACCACCTTACAGGCATCGTCAGGGAATGAGTCATTCGCTACACGATTGAGCACTACGTGGGCAACTGCATACTGCCCATCCATAGGCTCACTACGTGCCTCGTAGTACACATTGAGTGCAAGGCACGTGAGAAACATTTCAATCATCTGGCATCAATCTCCAAGCAAGCCAGTGTCTCTGAGCTATGGTTCACTAGAACCACTGCTTCCTTCAGAGCCAACTGGCATTCCTCTGCCTTACCATATGTTCCCAACTGGTAGTAATCAACTCCCTGATTGGTCACGAGTTGCATCCACACTAGTATCCACATCATCTGTAATCTCCTTAAATTTATCTCTGGCTACGCCAGTTTCCTTAGACAGTGCATCAGCCATAGCCTTTGCAAGTTCCTTGTCTCCACAATCAATTATTATTTCCATTAGTTTTCTCCTTCTTTGTTAATTCCAATCCTTTGCGTAGCATTTCTTTTGCATCGTCATACTGTCCTCTGCACATACAGTCGTGACTCCATCTGATCCATGACATAGCACCCATGTTCAATTCGGTGGCCTCACTTGTAATGTCTTGACTATCGACAATAGCACCACCTCCTACCTTATTGGCATTGAGAAACATTAACAAGCTAGGCTTGTCTACTGGTACATCGACAGTGCTGTAGTCTTTGCCGCAATACTTACGTGCATCGGCCTGTGTTCCTGCCCATACACCATTGCTGTTCTTGTATAGTTTCATGCATCTTTACTCCTATTCATTTTACCTATCCAATGTGTGCAATCGTCACATGGATCATCAGGCGGCATTGGTTTCTCTGTCGGTGGTGGCTTGCGTTTCATCTACCTTGTACACAAGGACACGTATCTCGAATGTCATGTCATCATTGACAGTAATCTCTGAACGTAGCCCCACTGTGTCTCCCTCACTTGCGAACTTACGTAGGTTCTTGACGGACAGTAACCTGTCACCTCGTGGCCTACGGTATAGACGTACCTCTGTCGGGGTGTCGTCCTCATACAACGCATCAATGATTACCTTTTCGCCATTGGCAATCTGGTTGTATGAATAGTCTATATAATCAGCTAGTCTTTGTACTGATTTGTTAGCGTCCATGATGGACTTGGTAAGCATACGCTTAGTCAATTTAATTCTAGCTTCCATGTTTGTCTCCTTACTGTACTGCATACGGTGCTTCATGTATGAATGGATATTGTTTGTACTCATCCATCTCATACTCACCACATTCTAAAAAATCTATGTTCACTGCATCTGGGTGTATGCTACGAGCAAGATGCATGGCAAACTCTGTAGCACTGTGCCAGTCAACGATTGATGGATATGTATCGTCTAGTTGTATAAGACTTTCCATACCATCAACATCAACCTTCACATCATAACCCATGACTAGCATGTGCATTCCTCTAGCATACACAAGTCAGGAAATGCTGAACGCATTCTATATTCAGCAATATCAATAGCACGTGCATCTTCCATTGTCACATCTCGCATTTCTCGCAAGCTACTATCTGCACCACTAATGGTTTTATAAACCATCAATATAGTGTCACGTTGTTCTTGTGTTAATTTAGATGCTGATTTAACTTTAACAGCATCACGTTTCTCACGTTCCTTACGGTTTTGTTCGTGCATTCTTGCAATTTCTTCTGGTGTCATGGTTGTACTCCCTCTGCATATATGTATGGCCTGTACAC